TTCTTGTGTATCTATTGTACCTGGACAAATTTCAGTAATCTTAATTCCATATTCTGGAAACTCTAATCTCATAGTATCTACAAGAGCCATCATACCTCTTTTAGCGTTAGTATAGTTTCCTCCTGATCTATATGGAAACTTTCCACCCAAAGAACTAATAAAAATAATTGTAGGAGATTCTGACTTTTTCATAGAAGGAACAAATAGTTGTGAAAGATACATTGGACCAGATACATTTATATCATACGCTATTCTAAAGTTATCCATTGTTTCATTAATTATATGAGTAGGACCTGATCCTCCTCCTGCATTATTAACAAGCAAGTCAAGAGTTATGTCACTATACTTTTCGTGAAACCTTTTAATCTCATCAGCGCTAGTTATGTCCAGTCTATAAACTTCAACATTATCAGAAACTAAATTAATAACTTTAGACAAATCTCTAGAAACAGCAATAACCTTGTATCCGTTTTCAGATAAAAGTTTTACAGTGGCATAGCCAACGCCTTTACTGGCACCTGTAACTATTGCTGTTTTCACTTACATCCCCTGAGATTTGTTAAGATCCATTCCATTATGAATCCAGTGTGCAGGAACCATATATTTAAAACCAGACTTCACAATATGTGCTGTATGAAAGTATGGAGGAAATGCTGGGAATATGATAACGCTATTTGCTTTTGGTTTTAGTCCAAAATCAATTGCTTTATTTGCTACAGATATATCATAGTCTAAGTCTACTGCTGGTGCAGATCCTTTAGAGAATCCATCAGAACTTGTCCATCCACCATCATAATCCTTTAATTGAAAAGAGATTTCTCCCCCTTCGCAGTCATCATTTAGATACATTACGAGAGAGTATCTCAAAGTTTTGTCTCCGTCTAATTGATCAAAGTGTGCACCCATACCTGTTCCAGTGTTATATTTTTTTATATTAAAGGTTGGGAAAATTCTTGGTTCATCAAAATCTCCAATAGATGTAGCATAGTCTTTGCAAACATTATACAAAGTATTCATTATTGAATCATAAATATACTTGCTTTTTTCTCCTACTTCTCCTTCAAACTTGTTTATTGCATTAATATCAAATGTCTTTGTTTCGCCATAAATAAAACTTTTATCATTAGATGATGTCCAAGGGTTCCAAACATTTACCCCAGTTTCATTGTTTGAATCAAGGTAGTCTAACTCCTTTAGTGTTGACTGAAACTTATCAAAATTATCTATTGCATCTGTATAGTAATAAACCTTTGGGTCTAATATTTCTTTATTCATTTAACTCCTCCTAGTACCTATTGTTTTCATAATGATCTTTGTCTTTTATAAAACCTACAAGAACATATCTTGTTGGTCCTTCTGCTACATAGTTTACTCCATGCTCATACTCTTTATTCCCTGGAAAAAACAACATTGTTCCTGGCTTGGGCTTTAACTTTATATCCAAATTTGGGAAAAATAGTTCACCCTCTAAATAGTCATCATTTATATATATAATTGTAGCATATTTAATAGAGGGATCTGTGTTTTGATCTGTGTGTGATTTTAACTCTACGCCTGGCTGCATTCTTTGAATTGTTGCAAGTCCACTTAAATGTAATGTTGAGTCTGAGTCAATTACAATTGAATTTAAAACCTCATACATTGGATGGTATATTTCATGATTAGATATATTAAAATTTTTATCTTTCCAGTTTTGTGTAATTTCAAACTTACCTTCAGCAACAAGGTTTTCTACATCATCTCTTCCAAATTTTTTCATACAAAATGTTTTTAAGTTAGCGTGGTATTCTACTTCCCAATCTTCTTGCGATGTACTATCTATAATACTGTTTAGAGTATTTAACTGATCTTTTGACAAAAAGTTTTCAACCGATATTAGTTCTGAGGTAATTTCTTCAAAAGAGTATCCGCTTTCTTTTAATTGTTTTTTAAAAGAATCAATCATTATCAACATCTTCTATCTTGTATTTATTTCCGTCTTTATCTAACTTGTATCCTTCTTTTAACAAGTCTTGCCACTCTGCTCTTTCAATCTCTTGCTGGGCTCTTGTTGCTTTCATTTCTGCAGCCCAAGCATCTCTTAATTCTTGTGGGTAAGCATCCTCTTCACGATCATCCCAGAAAGATCCGATGGTGTATCTTACTCCACTTTCAATCAAAGTTACTTCGTGCATATTGCTAAATCCCCCGTCAAATACGGCAAGCATTCCAACCTTTGGCTGAATCTCTATTTCTTGTCCTGGGAACTTTAATAGTCCGCCCTCAAAGTCATCATTTAAGTAAAGGAATCCAGCATATCTGCTTCTTGTAAATGCTCCAGACTTTCCTTCAGCATCTGTGTTGTCTGAGTGTATTCTTGCATATGCTCCAGGCTCCCACTTTTGTGTGTGATATCCAATTTTACAAATTGTTTTTGGATCAAGGTCGTGAACTGAAGCAATTGCTTCTGGCATTGCTTTTTCAATGTCTGAAAAAATAGTTGGAGATAATCCAGCATCAAGCACCTCTTGATCGTTATCTTGTGGAAGGACAGAAGAGTATGACTCATAAAATGATATAGGCATCCAGGACAACTTTTCACTTTCTGCTTGAGCATCAAGTGCTTGAATCATTTTTTTACACTCTTCATCACTAATAAAGTTTTCATAAACAACAATATCTTTTGTGATTCTTTTTTTATTATTTAGATTCATTTTATCCTTCTTTCTTTGTCAGCATTACTTTTGTTAGGATTTTCATCTCTAAATTTTTGCATAATGTCTGGTTGCATTTCTGCCCAAACATCTTTACCAAACTCTTTTTCTTTTTCAAACCACTCAGGATCTCCTACAGAATACTTCATCCAATACATCCTAGAAAGGTATTTACTTGCTCCTGTTGCTGGCATTACTCCATGAAGATATACACTGTCTCCATTTTTTAGTATTTCAGGGTGCCCAGAAGGGAAAACAAGAAAGTCTCCAGCCTCTGGCTTATACTTATATGCCTCTCCATTTACAATAAAATCAATCTCTCCACCCTCATAATCATCATTAAAATAAGCAAGGGCTGTTATAGCAAACTTGTATCCTGGACTAATGATAGGCTCTCTAATATAGTCTGAATGATATGTCATTGCAATTGGGTCATCAATGTCTGTTCTATATCTTGCTATAGATGGTCCAGTCATTTGCCACTCTTCTTTAGTTTCACCATCATTTGACAATACCGTTTTTGTTTTGTCAAGGTCTACACTATTACGTGAAGCATAGTCTTCAGTAACTAAATGAAAATTCTTAAAAAGTTCAAGGATTGCGAGTCTTTGTAGTTCTTCTTTTTCTGTTTTTGTTTCTATTTTCTCAAGGTAGCCAACGCTTAATCTGTGTGGATGATCTGTAAATGTAGGATTTAGATATTCTCCAAAATGAGACCATTTTGTCCAAGGACTAAACAATCCATCACCTTCTCCGTTAGATTTCTTTAGTTGAGAATATGTAGCATTAATATCTTTAAAAACATTTTTATAAACAAATATCTTAGGGTAAACCTCAACTGGATTTAGATCAGAATTTATCATGGCTGTCTATCTCCTGTATGCTTTAATATTTCCCAAAAGAATGGGCAGGTATACCTGAGCCCACTAGTTATCTCTGTTACTCCGTGAATATATTCCTTATCCCCTGGGAAAAAGTATGCTGCTCCACGCTTTGGTTTAAACTGAACTTTTTGTAAAGGAAAGTACAACTCTCCTCCTTCATAGTCATCATTAATATAAAACAAACTTGCGATATCATACTGAGGGAAATCATTTGGCTTTCCAGCATCTGGACCTTCATGAAGTTCTTTGTCTGCGTGAGGCCTCTGTAGTTGACCTGGAAGCCACTTAACAATTGTTTGTCCTGTAGGTTGTGCTTTGACTTGAAAAAACTCTTCTACAATTGGTTTTAATCTTTCGACTAGACCAGAAATTACTGGAACTATTCTTGGATCGTTTTGGTTTAAAGATGGAGCACTAGCCACTCTGTCTTTCCAAAATCCAGCATCATAGACAACTGTTCCATTTTCGTTTACGTGGCTTTGTGTTTGATCCCACACAGTCAAAGTTCTTGCTGCTTTGTCAAGCAATTCTAATTCTTCTTGAGTCATAAAATTTTCTAACTCGACAATATTTTCTTTACCATTACCAAACCATCCAGAAGGTGTCATTGATGGCTTTCTTATTACAACGTTGTCTGCATTATTCATAATTATATTATACCATTCTGTTTATTTTTTGTATTATCTTCTACCGATAACTTTAAAACCCTAACTTCGTGCTCACCCAGAGTTTCTCCTTTTTCGTTTACAGCATCTCTATACCAGTCTGTCCACTTTCCAGCAGAATTTATCACTTGTGCTGCATCTCCATAAGATATATTCGCATCTACTCTTTTTCTATCTTCATCTTTATAATCAACAACTTCTATTGATGTATTGTTTAAATCTGAAAGAGAAATAGGAACTATTGTTGCAAGAGGAGTTCCCGCTTTAATAATAATGTTTTTGTTAGGTGATTTTGCTTTGATTGCTAATGGAAGAGGATTGTCATAAAAAGATGTACTGACGATGTTTGACATTGTTTCAAAATCATTGCTAAAATAATTAACTGGATTAATAGTAAATATACTAACATTTTGTTCAGTTCTAAATATTAATCCAGTATTAAAACTTATAGATGATTGACCTCTTCCTCCATAGGATCCTTCTGGTGCTTTAATAATTTCAATATGTTCTGCAGTTTGATCATTTACACCATCCCAAATAAACTCTATATCTTCAATACAGTAAAGACTCCATCCAACCACATTTGACTGTGTTACTGGAAAACATCTATAAGCGTGACCTTCGGAAGTTGCATCCATCCACTCTCTTTTTATAGACATCGGAGCAATATTAAATAAAGCACCATGAGATTTTTCAGCCGATATTTTAAACACTATTCATTATCCCATTTTGGATCATACATATCTGGGGTATGAAACTTTTTGCTGTAATCTAACATTGTAACAATTGAATATTTAGTTCCCGAAGTAACTGGCATAGCCTGATGAGGATACATAAAGTTTGATGGAAAAATATACAAGTCTCCAGCCTGTGCTTTTATATTTAGGTCTTGTAGCCTAAAGTACAACTCCCCACCTTCGTAATCATCATTGACATATGCGACAAGAGAAACTGTACAATTATATGAAAAGCCGTGATCGTGATGCTCTTTAAAGTGTTGTCCTGGACCATACTTTATAAAGTTAAATGCTTCCCAATACTTTAACGGCATAATGCTATGATCTCTTCTGTAGTCTTCCACTGCTGCAAACTGAGCATCATATACATCTTGCCAAATAGCCTGCAACTTTAGAGATTCTTCGCTAGGGTCTTGCTCTATGTCTGTTTTTTTAAATTTAAAGTCTACGCAGTCCCTATATTCTGGCATAAGTTTTTGATATCCAACATACGCTGGCATCCAGTGGTATCTATTACCCTCTGGGGATAACTCTCCATATAAAGCAACTGATCCAAGGGCGTTTTCAAGTCTATTAATAACATCAAACTCTTTTTTAATTACTCCTCTATAGCAAACTATTCCATTGCCTAGATTTACTTTTTCTGTCCATGTTTGCATTTTATCTCCTATTTATATTCTCTTCTTGACCATACTTTATTTTTATATACACCGCCGTCAGGCTGTCTATAAAACTTTCTATTTTCTATTAATTCGTTGTAGGCAGTAGACTGATCAAGATCTTCTATTTTGTGCTCCCAATTTTCTCTTTTAAATGGAAGAACTTGTAGGTATGGAGTTCCTTCTGGGAGTGTTCCCTCCCAACCATCTGCAATAAAAAATGGGAAACTGCCAAGAAGATGAACTTTATCAGAATCAACAACACCAGTTGTATTTATAAATGGGAGGTCAAATCTATTCATTGGTGTCATAAACAAAGCGCTATAGCCTTCTGGTAGTTCCATTCCCCAGTCTGCCATCCAAGCAAAGTGGTGTTTATAGTATCCTTTAGGGTGTTCAAACTGTGGCATTGGTGGTCTTGGCATACAAAATTCTGTATACATTGGGTTCTCAACCTTAACATCTAAATACCCTGAACTATTTTTAGTAAATGTTAAATCGCAAGGAGTTTTAAAAACGTAGCCAGTTATAAATGCATCCATTATTGCTGGACAGGCTTTCCATGTAGGGATTCTTCCATAGTCGTCTACGGTTCCTTCTTTAGGAAATGGACAAACTTCTTTTGGTGCTTTGTAGTATTCTCCGTTTGGCATCTTTGCAAACCTGTCTGCATCCTTATACCAACCTGGAGTTTCTTTTTGTGTTGGAACAGGAACATTAACGCTATTTTTATTTAGCCATGGCCTAAGTGGTTTAAATATAATTTTATTACTTTTTGTAGTCACTACTTGTGTCCTAACTCATTTATATCAGTCATTACAACAACACAATATTTTGCCCCTGATTTCATTGGCAAAGAAGCATGCTCATAAATATAATTAGATGGGCAAAGAAGAATATCCCCAACTTTAGGAGTGTGAACATATCCATCAAGTCTTGGAAATTTTATTTCTCCGCCTTCATAGTCATCATTAATATAAATTACAGCAGAAACTGTACAGTTATAGGCTGGTCCGTGGTCTGCGTGTATATTAAAATGTTTTCCTTCTCCTTCATATTTTACAAAATTAAAGGCTTCATAATAAACAACATTTATTCCCCAATATTTTGCGTAATCGTCTACACAGTATTTAAGTTTTTGATATATTTCTTCGTGTAAATCGATTAGTTCAGAGTTGTCTTGATCTCTTGGTCCAAGATTTTCTTGTTTATATTTAAAATCTACACAGTCTCTTGCTTTTTTAATTGGATTAGGAGAATTTGTAACTGTAGCCTCTGACCATTTATATTTTTTAGTGCCATCAAGATTTGATTCAAGAGTGTTTATATATCTTTCTGAATCTTCTTTTGAAAAAACATTTCTATATAGATTTATCCCTAGTGCTGGGTTTTCAACTACAATACTATCCTCTATTGTCCTAGTTGGAAATCTATTTATAGCAGTTTCTGATCTATCCTTAGTAAACCAAGGATTTGAATTTTCATCATATACCGACATTTTTATCCTTATCTTGATATAAACAACTTAACCCTAAGTATATCACATCAAAATAAATCACCTATCTTTTAAATTTAAACATAAATATTTATATGTTTATTTTTAGAAGAATGCCATCGCGCCAGAGAATGTAGGTGGGGCGAAGAATGGGAAGTATGGTGGGAAGAATGGTGGGAAGAATGGTGGGAAGAATGGTGGGAAGAACGGGAAGAATGGTGGGAAGAATGGTGGGAAGAACGGGAAGAACGGGAAGAATGGTGGGAAGAATGGTGGGAAGAACGGGAAGAATGGTGGGAAGAAAGGGGGGAAGAACGGAGGAGTAGTGGTAACAGAGTTAGAGGCTGCTGAAGTTAAAGAATTTCCATTAGCATTTGTTGCATAAACTGTATAT